CATTCTTAACGATAGCCCGTAGCGTCGAGTAGCCGATATTGGTGCGGCGACTGATCTCGCGCAGGTTTCTATCAGACAGCAATCGCTGAATTTCTTTCACTTCCATTTGATTCTCCTAGTTATGACGTTTTTTTTGAGTTTAACGAAACAAAAAAACTAAATCAACTTAAATTCGGTTGATACTTAAGTACGCACCGAAAAAACTTTCGCCGTTCGATAGCTGGCTATCAAACGGAATTTCTTGTACTATCTCCTTGTCGCCACATGACGTGGCTTGTAAAACGGAGATATTGAATGAAACAACTTAAAATTTATCGGAAGAAACAACTCTGCGAACTGCTTGGTTTCAGCTCGGCAACACTTTATCGAATGGTAAAAGCCGGATCTTTTCCTAACTCGATTCGCATATCGGAACACATGGTCGGTTGGTTAGCCAGCGATGTTGATGAATGGCTGCATTCATTGCCTAAAAACAAGCTGGAGGAGCGTGAAAATGACTGATCGGCGTCTGAACAACGGGGCTAGCGCCCCTAACTCGCCTGACCTTAGCAACTTTAGCAACATTAGCAGCTCTTGATAGAAAATTAATTTGAAATTAAAATCGCAACATCGTTCATCCTAACGGACGGAAGTAGACACCAGTCGAAGGAACGCGCCTAACTTTTAACCGAGGGAGGTGCATATGTACGCACAATATCGACGTCGACTCGAGATCGACAACTACAAAAAAACTCAGCTAATCAAGTTGGTTCAAATGACCAGAATCCATACACCATGCGCTTGCCGTTGTTGCTGCAATCGTATGTGTCGTGGATCACATGGTCGATAACGCAAGTGTAATGTTTCGATAGCGATAGGACTAGCCTGCCTATTGGCAGTTCGGCGGCGTTCATATGGACTCTGTCACGGGAACCAATGCGGCAGGTAATATTCCAGCGAAACCCACATTCAAGCATGTAACGTTTGAATGCAGGTTTCTGCGTCAAGATTCCGTCCTCGGGAATGTATCCCAGTTTGTTTGCAATTAATTTTTTAAAATCATTGTGAACTGATCGATACGGCCTGCCTGAAGCTAAAGCAATCGAGCGGATAACGCAGTCCCCGGTAAAGCTGCCCCGAAGCCCGGCATCTTTTCGTCCGCCGTCAGTGATAATTAATTTCATAAATAGTCACAAAAGTGCTTGTAATCCATATCTACATCGATTAATATTACTACATGGACAGACGGATAGGCCGACAGTCCTAACAAAAATAACAGGAGATTCAAAATGAAAACAGAAAAAAATCTAATTAACACACTTAACGTTGACCGACTCGGCGAGCTTACCAAGCAAATAACTGCCCTTAAAAAAGAAGCCGACGCAATCAAAGATAACCTCAAAGATTTTTGCATGGCTAACAATGTCAAAAAAGTTGAAGGCGCACTTGTTACCGCAACTTATGTCGAGGCCAACCGCAAAGTTGTCGACTACAAAACTTTGTGCTCTGACATGGGCGTTGACTCAGACACACTCGGCAAGTACACAACTCACAATGCTATCTTCAGCATCAAGTTGTCATGAAGCATAACGAGCAAATGCAAAAGATGCGCGAAGCTGTTGCCCAGACTACTGGTCAGCGGCACTGCGCATATTGTAATCAGTATCGACCGCTCGAGGGCGGTCGGTGGAGACTAACCAAAACAGCTAAAAAATGGATGTGTAACCGTTGTGTAGACATCAGGAGGCCAAAATGATTGTAATTAAAGTTAACTTATTATTCTTAGCAATGGCGGCTGACCGTGAACACGCCATACCAGAAATTTTAAAAGTCGATGGCAAGTGGGCATTGATCACTCGTGACAACAAAGAGCTGCCAGACCTGCTCGAGTATGCCGAGTATCACGCCGAGCTTGAGGATACCGAGTTTGATTCGTATGCCCGAGAGATGCATCGAGAGGCTAAGATCTTTGTCGACATCGTCACACCAGTTATGGTTGAGAAATGGGAGAATGCAGAATGATTGAAAAATGGATGCACGTTATTACCAACTTATTGTTGGTGCTAGTCGGTACCGTAATCGCATTGTTGCTTTTATGTATACTGTGGTTGCAACTCGATGAACGGTACGCACAAAATGAAACTCAAAAAATTTACGCCAGTGGACAACGAATCGACAACTATTGTTTTCCTGATATCTACGTCCGGCGCGGATCCGAGCATGACTGTGCTTGATTGCGTGATCAATGACTCTGGCGTGTTTATCGTCGAGGCAGACGGTGAGTCGGTGGTCGTTGAGGACATCGGAGAACACTTTCCATTGCTCGACATGGGCAGCCCGTCACATCGCGATGAGGCGTTTTTTGAGTACGAATCTATATTAGTAGAGTCTGGCGGATATATACCTATACCTGACAAACTCTGTTAATATATTAACTGGCGAACTGATTTCAGACCGCCATAACATTAGAGGAGGCCATATGGCTATTGAAGTGCAAAGCACGTCGGATGTTTCGACGACATATATAAAACTGTTGGTGTACGGGCAGGCTGGCGCAGGTAAAACTACGCTGATCAAAACGTTACCAAATCCAATTATCTGTTCTGCCGAGGGCGGACTGTTGAGCATCAAGGACGCGGATCTACCGTTCATCAAAGTTGGATCGATGACTGATCTGCGCGATGCGTATCTCTGGCTCGTTGACAATGGATCGAAGTACGAATCTGTTGCGCTCGACTCAATCTCGGAGATTGCCGAGGTCGTCTTGAACCACGAGAAGAAACAGGCCAAGGATCCAAGGCAGGCATATGGCGCTATGCAGGAGCAAATGACGGACTTGATCCGTGCGTTCCGAGATCTACCGATGCACGTCTACATGACCGCCAAGCTAGAAAAGATGACGGATGAAACGGGCAAGATTTTGTACGCCCCGAGTATGCCCGGCAACAAAACCGGTCAGCAGCTCCCGTACTTTTTCGACGAGTTGTTAGCGTTGCGCGTTGAGAAAGATTCCGATGGCAATATCTGGCATGGGCTGAAATGCAAGGGCGATTCCGCTTGGCAGGCTAAGGATCGTTCCGGTTCGCTCAATGAGTGGGAAGAGCCGGATCTTGGTAAGTTAATTAAAAAGATTGGAGGTGCGTAATGGAAAGTGTACGACTACAGCGCGTGTCCCGAGAATGGATCAAGGCCAAGGAAACTGAGCGCAAGGCCATTGAGACACGTCGAAAGCTCGAAGATGAAATGAAAGAAATGTTGAAGATTGATGATCAGATCGACGGCACGACTCGTGTTATCGATGGCGATCTATCGGTCAAGATAACGACCAGACTGAATCGTAAGATTGATTCTGGAAAACTACAAGATCTGGCAAACGAGCATGGCCTGTCGGATCACCTGAGCACTTTGTTCCGCTGGAAACCAGAGCTTGACATGAAGAGCTGGAAGCAGGCGGACGAGAGCATTACCAAACCGCTGCTCGACGCCATCACTACGACGCCAAGCAGACCATCATTTGCAATCACAAACGAAAAAGGAAATTAAAAATGGATCTAGAATTTGATAACCACGATTTAGTAATGGATGATGCACCTCGAGATTACTCACCAGTGCCTGACGGCTGGTACGACGCTCGTATTATGGGCGCTGAGATTAAAGTAACCAAGGCCGGAAACGGGCGCTATATTGCTGTCAGATATGATATTATTGGTGGTGACTATAGTGGTCGAGTTATCTTCGGGAACATAACCATCAACAATAAGAGCGCGGCAGCTGAAGGTATTGGCAGGAAACAGTTAAGCCAGATCGCAATGGCTGGCGGAATGTCTGCGCTACCGAAAGACAGTGATGAGCTGGTCGGCATGGATCTTAAAATCAAAGCTACGATCAGGGCTGCAACTGAGCAATGGCCTGCGAGCAATGATGTTAAGGACTGGAAACCAATGGACGGTGGATCTGCAATGCCAACGCCGCCCAAAAAATCTAACGGTGCAACTGCGCCTTGGGCGAAATAAACAGAGGGCTTCGGCCCTCTTTTTTTAAAATTGGTACTCGTGATGACAAAAACTAATTTAATAGAACTGACGGATTTAGAGCTTGCGATGTTAGATGAGATTGCTTTTTATGGCGCTGGAGAATTAAATTATTTGTTCTCCAAAAACCAAAAAAATATAGTTAAAAAAGTGATGGGAAAAATAGAATATGCACTGTATTTAAAGATGGAAAGAAAAAACAAAAGGGGAGACTCGCATCTTGATGAATTGTTACAAAAAATAAAAGGCATTGAATGAGTAAAATCGTAGAGCTGATCGACAGATACCACCAAGAGAAAACTGATACGCAGCGTGGACACATGGGCGGCAGTTTGCTCGGGCATAAGTGCGAGCGATATCTTTGGTATATGTTTCGTTGGACGTTCGCGGAGAACTTCCCCGGTCGTATCCGACGCCTGTTTCGTCGAGGCCACGATGAGGAACGCACCATTGTCAGTGATCTGCGAGCAATCGGTATTGATATCCGTGACGTTGGCAACAATCAGGCTCGAGTTGATTTTGGCGGACACGTTAGCGGATCAGTTGACGGAATAATTAAGGGCGGTGTTCCCGGTCACGAAATGCAGAAATTTTTAGCAGAGTTTAAAACGCACAACAAACGTTCTTTTGACGCCGTGTCGAGGAAAGGCGTTCAAGAGTCCAAGCCTATGCACTACGCTCAGATGCAGGTGTATATGCTTGGGAAAGAAATACATAAATCTTTGTATGTCGCCGTGTGCAAGGACAACGACGAAATGTACACCGAGATCGTCGAGTTCGATAAAGAGTTTGCCGAACGTTTGCTGCGCAAGGGAGAATGGGTTGCGACGTCAATGGAAGCGCCACCAAGATTGTCAAGCGATCCAACTTGGTTTGCTTGCAAGATGTGTCCGGCGAAACATATCTGTCACGAGAATAAACCGACCAAACAAATTAACTGTCGGACGTGCGCTCACTCAGAGCCGAAAGACAATGGCACTTGGACTTGTAATAGACACAACGCAGATAATATTCCCGAGGATTTTCAACACAAGGGCTGCGAGGATCACATCCTGCACAAAGACGTTGTGCCTTGGTCGAGGATGGAAGGCGACGATCCAAACGTTGTCACGTTTGAGATCAACGGTCAGTTCATTAAGAACGGCAATGGAAAAGATTGTTTTGCAAGCAGTGAGCTTGTTAGCAATACGAACGCTTGTCTGAGTTCAGACGAGTTTATTGGAAACCTAAGATCTAACTTTGGAGGCAAGATATCAGGATGATTAAGACAGACATAGAAAGCACATTGGCAGAGCGTCACGGGCAATACGGACATTACACTTATGTCAGCAAAACCAGCCAGCTCTTAAAGCGAACCATTCGAGAATCGCCAAATTACAAAACCATGCCAGCGTACATGAACGAGAGTCTCGACATGATATGCAACAAACTGGCTCGTATATTGTGCGGCAATTATTACCTTCGAGATTCATGGTTGGACATAGAGGGCTACGCGAAACTTATTACCGATGAACTAGATAAATTAGATGCTAAGAAAGTACCAGAAATTAGCGATTGATCAGCTCTACGAATGGTTTAGGTTTAACAGGCACGGAAACCCGTGCATTGTTTTGCCGACCGGAAGTGGAAAGTCGCACGTTGTCGCCGCGATATGTCAGGACTCGATAAAAAGATGGCCTGACACTCGTATACTCATGGCGACGCACGTCAAGGAATTAATTGAGCAGAATGCGGAAAAAATGCTTTTGCATTGGCCTGACGCACCGCTCGGCATCTACTCAGCAGGAATTGGGCGTAAAGAATCCCATTGCAAAATCACCTTTGCTGGGATTCAGTCTATCAGAAACAAGGCCCACGAAATAGGGCATATTGATTTGATGATTGTCGACGAGGCGCACTTGATATCCCATAACACGGATACCAGTTACCGTAAACTAATCGATGCGCTTAAAATTATTAATCCTGCGCTGCGCGTTGTCGGACTCACTGCGACGCCCTACAGACTCGGTCACGGGATGCTAACCGATGATGAAGGCATATTCCATGACCTGATTGAGCCGACCAGTATCGAGGCGCTAGTCGAGGATAAATACCTCGCACCGCTGCGCTCTAAACTGACAGGCACACAACTAAGCGTAAAAGGCGTACACCGTCGAGGCGGCGAGTTTATTGAGAAAGAACTGCAAGCCGCCGTTAACAAGTCGCACACAAACGCGGAAGTCGTGCGCGAAGTGATTAAATTGGCTGGCGACCGCAAGGCTTGGTTGTTCTTTTGCGCTGGCGTAGACCACGCTCACGCCATTAAAGATATGCTGGTGGACTCTGGCATCCCTGCGGAGTGCATCACCGGAGAGACGCCTAAGATTGAGCGAGAGCGCATGATTGCCGACTTTAAGTCTGGACGCCTGAGAGCGCTCACAAACGCCAACGTATTGACCACCGGCTTCGACTATCCAGACATCGACTTAATCGCCATGATCAGGCCCACGATGTCTGCTGGGCTGTATGTGCAGATGGCTGGGCGTGGTATGCGTATCAAAAGCCATACCGATCATTGCTTGGTGCTAGATTTTGCTGGCGTTGTACAGATGCACGGGCCGATCACAAATGTGCAGCCACCAAATAAGGCCGGTAAAGGCACTGGAGAGGCGCCAGTAAAGACTTGCCCAGAGTGTGACAGTTTGATCGCGCCAGCAGTAAAAGTCTGCCCAGACTGCGGATATGAGTTTCCAGAGCCAAAAGAGAAGAAGTATCGACTGTCAGACGTCGATATAATGGGCAGTGCAGGCAATGATCTCGTGGTTGAGTCTTGGAATTGGTCAAAGCATCTATCTCGTGCAAGTGGAAAAGAAATGGTTAAGGTTAAATATTACTCGAACATTCTTAGTGATCCAGTGATATCAGAATATTTTCCATTAACGCACTTTGGCTATGCCGGAACTAAGGCTGCCATGAAACTGGCTGAAATTGCGTCAGAGTCTAAAGTTGATATCAAGAAGCTAAAGACGTCATCGCTTGATGAAATTTGTTCTATCATGAATCAAGGGAAGGCACCGCATGAGATACTCTACAAGAAGGAAGGCAAATACTACCGCGTCGTCAAAAGGAACTGGTCGATCTGAACACGTTGAGCAAAGAGAGTTTGTTAGTTGGTTTCGCAAAAACTACAGAGGGATAAGGATCATTGCAATACCAAACGGCGGTCAAAGAAATATCGCGACTGCGGCACGATTAAAGGCCGAGGGAGTCATGCGAGGAGTTCCAGACCTGTACGTCCCGGCGTGGATGCTGTGGATCGAGATGAAGAAAGCTAGTGGCGGTCGCATATCACCAGAACAAAAGGACTGGCACAATTATTTACAAAGCATTAACCAAAATGTTATAGTCACCGCAGGATTTGAAGATGCAAAGTTACAAATTGAGGATTTTACTGAGGAGAAAGATGATGGCGGATAAAAACTTAACAAAGAATATGCGCAGCGCTGAGAACATTAAACGAATGAGACTTAAAGTAGGACTGACTCAGGAACAGCTTGGCGATATGATTGGCGTGACCTCGAGGCAAGTTGCCAACTGGGAGGCAGGTAATTCATTGCCAAATGATGCGAACAAAATGCGTTTAGAGAAGTTGTTCTACACTGGTGAGATTGAGAAAGATCTAATTCAGTTAGATCCAGATCGTAATGCGCTGTTATTTTCCACAATTAACAACGTTGGGCTAATTGGCGCATTGTTGGTGGTTTTGGTTTTAATTGCCGTGTTTTTAGGGCTGCAGGCGGTGTTTAGTGGTTAGTCTAAATCTAAGGAAGTTTAATAAGCGGATCAAACATATTAAGTTTGGGCCGTACTATATGGTCGCACTAAACAAATGGGAAAAAGGCGAGCAGTTGTTTACGTTTATTGATGGCAAAACATATCGAGACTCAGAGGCTATGACATTAGCTAAGAAATACGGCTATAATAACGTTGAGCGAGTTTATGAAACATATAACTCGCTTGGTTAGTCATTTTTGATTCTCCTCCATTTGCCCTGCTTATAGCAGGGCTTTTTTTTATGCGTAACTTTTTTTTGTTTTCTTTTTGCCTTTTGTTACTTTTTTCTTTCTGGCTTTTGCTGCCGCAGCCATTCCTTCTTTTGTATACGGATACTTCTTTTTTCCAACCATTGGCATAACTATCTCCTTTAACGTTTAACTGCTGAACTACCTACATAGAAACTAAAAATCATAAGCATCACTTGATCATACGACGAACGAAACATTGCTGCGCCTTGAATAATTTCCCATTCAGTCCATCGTTTTGTTGTATCAATTAATCCAAACAAATATGTTCCACCAGATGATTTCTCAACTGGCACCGCAATATCAACTGGCGTAAACATTGGCGCAAGACTAATAAATGCAATCATCGCCAAAAATCCTAACACAAGTACACGTCGAGTTGCGCTCGAGAATCTGTCTTGTGTTCTTACTTTAAATTCTTTGTCGGCAATTTCTGCTCTGGCCTTCATATGCTCGACATCAAAGGCGAGCCTCTCCATCATCAGTTTTTGTTGATCCGCTTTCGCCTTCGCCGCATTTGCCAGAAGGCCGGAGAACACGCCCACGAGGTTCCCACCAATAGCGAGTATAACTTCTGTCCCAAGTCCAAGCATCTAGATTTGATCCTAAACTTAATTAAATAAAAAAAACTAACCAATAAAATCTTTGGGCTTTCTTTTAAATGTCCAAGCCCAACATTGCAGTTATGACATACCAGACCTTTTACTCTGCCATTTTTGTGGCAGTGGTCAACTAATAATTTGCCTCGAGCAGTATCGAGGGCATTGATCTTGCATATATCGCACAAATTGCCTCTGGCATAAGACATCTCAACAAACTCTTCGTATGTGATGCCATATCTGACTTTATAGTTAGATTTTCTTCTACTAAATTTACGCCTTTCTGGATTTTGCACGTTTTCTTTTTTTAGCCAAAGCAGCTTTGCTAGTCTTAGCTGCCTGCTTAAATTGCTTTGCGGTAGGAGCGCCTTTATCGCCGGGCTTTCTCATCTTCTCACCAGAGCCAGCTGCGATCCTGTCTTTCTTTCTTTTTATGTTGGCATAAAGTCCACGTTTTGCCATGACTATCCTTTCTTTTTGTGTCGAGCAGCAAAATTTCTTGCGGCTTCTACGCTGCCAAAGCCCCAAGCCTTGAGCGCTAAAGCCTTTCGAGTTGGCCTTCCTTTGGAATCTTTCATTGGCCCTTTCATTCCAGAAAATCGAGCAGCAAAAGATACTCGTCTAGGATTTGTCCCAGACTTAACTGGCGCCTTTAAATTGCCGCCATCTTTACGTTCAAAATGTTTACGGCCTTTTTCGTTTAGACCGCCTTTTGGATTTTGATGCACTTTCTTAACCATCTGGCGATGTCCTTTCTAAAAGTTTAACTCTGACTTTTAAATCGTGTATATGCTCAAGCATTTCTTCTTTAAGCTCTTGACGCGCAAATGCGTTGCCCGGACTCGGAACAATTACGCCTTGCGGACTTATCAACTGCATTTGGTTAGCGCGAATCAATTGGATGTCTGACGTGATCTCGCCAATGCTAGAAATGACCCACCACATAGCCGCCAACAAAACTGGAACTAAACTTGCCAGCGCCTTTGATAAGTCAAAGTTTTTCACTTGTTTTTGTTTAAAAGATCAAAAACAGTTTTAATCTTTTCTTCTAAGAATTTTAAACGCAACAAAACTTCGCTGCGGAAACTAATCAGTCCGGCAGCTAGTATCGCCAACGCCGATATAATCGGCCAAAGTTCTACTAACGTTTGAGTCACTTATCAGCCTTCCCATCCAGCTTTTCATCAATAGAATCTAACTTAACAAAAACTCGATCGACAAACTTTTCAAATTCTTGTTTTCTTAAATAATCACCAGCAACTAAAACCTCAATCTCACCAAGCCTAAACTGCGTTCTATTTTGACTTTTTTGTAAATCTCTAATTGAGGCCCATATGATGTTAAACAAAGCGCCAAACAAAGCACTTGCTCCACCAAGTATCCAGTTGATGGTTGTTTGATCCATGCTAGAACGTTCCTTCCCAGACTCTGAACTTGTTGAAGTCACCAGATAATATCTTTCTCTTTATCACTTCCTGCGCCGCCTTATGATCGTCCCATTTAACGCCAGCCTCTTTTAGCCACTGCGCCATAATGTGCATTGGTATACGGCCTACAAGTCTATTATCGCCTTTTTGTTGATCGAATCCAGCATCTTTTAAGTCTTTAACTTGTTTAATTGTTGGATCGTTATCGTATACGTTCTCAATGGTAAGTGTGTCCCCACCATCGTCGTGATGCACTATCTCTTTAACTTTCAAACAAACCTCCGATAAAAAAAGGGAGAGGCGTTAGCCCCTCCCATACACCAATTAAGATGTTGTGTTGTCAAAGATACCGCCTGATGCTTTCTCGTTGTTAGAAACAAGAGTTAGCTCAGTAACGATTGCTCGACGTGTGCTGTCGCCTGTTTTAGCAAGCTCCATGTTCTTAGTATTTCTAAGAACAGCAACGCTCCACATATCATCCTGACAAATGAACACATCACGACTTCGGTTATGACGCGAAGGCATGAAATTTACTGTTCCGTAAGGAGTGACGTAGATATCAACGGCGTTGATAACAGCGTTTGTGCCACCGACAGATGCGCCGATAGTTGCTCGCTGGTTGTTCATACCAGTAAAGGCAAGAGCCTTATTCATCTGGAATGCTGATAGGTACACAGTATCAGGATTTCCGCCCTCTTCCCAGATTGACTGCATAACACCGTCAAAACGAGTTTGATCAAACGCTTGTAGCGTTGTTGTCTCGTCTGTACGAGCGTCAGTTCCGTCACCAGTTGGATCAGCGCCTTCGTTGTCACCAAAGTCAGTGTTGGTAGTCAACCATGCTGGCATACCTGCAAGCTCACGAGCAGTTGTGCTGTTACCAGCAACTCGTGCGTTGTTATCGAAAAGTGCTTTTTCAATATCACGCTTTTGCTCTTTAGCAGTCTTGAGCATTTGATATGCAATCTCAGATGCGCGACCAGCTTTTTTAAGGCCAGAGTCTGTATCTGGAACTGATACAGCGTCAACAAAGATTTGGCTGTAGTTGCCTAGTCTTGATGTTGCTGTACGAGCATTGGCAGTGATCTCATCGCCCTCGATGTGAGCGTTAGCAGCTGCCGCACGAAGCGCATCTGTCTGCCACTCATGTAGAGCGTTAGTTGCCTTTACTTTTTTACACTTAGTGTAAAACGGTGTTTCTTCTGGAGAAACGTCATAGATGATATCTGAAAGATCCTCTCTGATACCGACAGCATCATAGCTGTCAAAAGTGTTACTTGGTTGTGCCATTGTATTTACCTTTAAAGTTATTCATTAACAATTAAACCGATCACATCTTCGATGCGACCAGACTTTTTGAACTTGGCTCTTTGCCGTTCCATTGCCTTAAGACTCGGATTAACGTTCTTCTTCGCGCCCGGCTTGATAACTGGTTTCGCGCCTTTAGCTTTTTGCTCGGCCTTCGACTTGCCAGCGACTATCTCGCGGTACTTGATAGCGTCGTTTAAAACCCGTATGGCTCGATGATCCATGATGCCCCCGATCTCTTCCGGCGTGTAGCCGTAGAAATTCTGACCAGAGTTCACCAACTTTTCCTTTAGCTTAGGCGCCTTTTGAGCATCTCCAAACTCAGGAATAACTTGTGCTAACGTTTGCATTTCCTGTTGCAAATACGTTTGTACAGCCGCTTCACGGGCTTGCTCGGTCTGTTGCATGACCTCGCCCATTTTAGCTTGTTGCTGATTGTATTGGCCCAACGCCTTGTCGTATCTGGCCTTCTCTTCGATGTATCCAATTGGATCAGTCGAGACAAGATCGTCAGATGGTGGAGTCGGCGGTTGCAAGAATTGCCCTTGTTGCATTTGTTGATACATCGATACCAACTGTTGCCTTTCGGCTAAGAGTGCAGAGTAAACTTCCTCGGCCTGCTTTTTACTAGCCGCCGCCTCTTGCATTCCTTTTTGGACGTACTTTTGGCCTGAATAACCTTGCTTAAGATCCTCTAAGGATACCTGCTGTTCTTCACCGTCAACTTTGACAGTGTAGAACGTTGGCGCAGGCTCTTCTGGATCGGCTGGTTCGTCTGCCTCTTCGTCATCGTCCGACATTTCAACTTCTTCTTCCTCGCCGTCGTTGACCTCGGCGTCATCAACGTCCTCTGATTCCGATGCTTCCATATCTGGAGATACATCCTCAGATTCTGTAATTTCTTCTTGCTCGACCTGTTCGGATTCTTCAGGCATAGTAATTAAACCAACTGCCTGCTCAATACTTCCGTCGAATGCTGGTGCTTCTTGAGTTTCAGTCGTGTTTGACACGGTACTTATCTCCTATTTTTTTTATCGTAGATTTTTTCGTCCGCTATTGCGGTGTTGATGTAATCATCGATAGTTGATAATGCACGGATGATATCGTGCGCGTTATCGCGATCCTCGGTGGTCGAGTTCGGATCTGTGAAAATGCTAACCTGTAGCATTTTTACGGCCTCAAAGATTTCCTGAAATGTGGAGTCGTCTTTGAGCCGTTGTAATCTTGATGCTTTCTCTTTAACTTTTGACATTAAAATCTACCGCCAGATACTGCCTCCGATGGACGCTCATCTGGATACCTTGGCTCTTTTTGTGATTGCTTAATGTTTTCAACATCAATCGATGTGCCGTACTTGCCAAGTATTTCAGCAGCCTTGACCAATAGATCTTGATCCATCTTGTCGCGCTCTCGGTCGTCTTGAGCAATGGCTTTTTGCGCATCGACTTGCATCTTAACCATGTCACTCTGAGCCTTGGTCTGTGCTTTAAGCTGCTCGGCTTGTACGAGCGCCTGACCGGGATCGAGCGGTTGGGGCTGACCAGCCATTTGTTGTTGTTTCATCATGAGCAACTGCTGCTCTGTCTGAGCATCCATTGGCATTAAGTATCTATCGCTATTCCTAACGCCAGCAAGCGCCATAATATCCGCCATCGTGTTGCGAATGAGCGTCATTGATACAAGTCCGTTGCCGGGGCCGTAAGTCTGCCAGATCTGCATTTGCAACTGTAATGTCTGCTGCAAGATGGCGACTTTCTCATCTTCCTTGCCAGTGCCAAGTCCAACGTTACACATAACGTCCATGCTTGAGTTCCACGATCTAGGATCAATTGGCACAAACTGGCTGTTCATACGCATCATTTTCTCTTCGTCGGTATTTTCGATGAATAGCTTAAGCATGAGCTTAAATAGGCGTTTCATGCCGCCCTCAGCCAGATTTCGTGCCATAACCTCAATCTGAGCCGCACCAGCCTGTTTTGTAATGTTTGCTGCGGTTGCAGTAGTATTCTGCAATGCGTCTGGATCAAGGCCCATAGAGGCCCGAGAAACGCCTGTCTTGGTCTCAATGGCGTCATCCATATACTGGATAGCCTGAAGCGTCTGAGCCGCTACAAACGGCACTGAGATAGGCACAATCGCCTGCGGATTCTTCATCCTGATAATGCCGCCAATCTCGTTGTTTAGCACGTCGTCGACGTTGACCTGATTGTCCACAATGCCCATGCGAGGATTGTTTGTCAGCGCAACGTTGTCTAGGACGCCTCTAAGCATCGCTGTAGATGCATCTTGGTCATCATTGATAAGATCAGATATAGAACGCCCAAAGAACGCATGAGGCTCAGGATCGACCTCAAACACGGCAAATGGTACTTCGCTGTATGGCTCGTAATCTAGGAGCTGGTAGTCATTACCGCCAAGCATAAACTTGTAGAGCTGTGCGACGCCAGTTCCCTCGATGTCCATCTTCATGTACGCCTCGGTCACCGCCACTAGCTTCATTGATAGATCTTCGGTCGACTCTTCCTCTTCCTGCTGATATCCGCGACGTTCAAAATCCTCTATCTCGGAGTATGTATCGCTAGATCCGATGCCGGTAAGATTAGATACTTTCTCAAAATCAAATCCCATGTTAACGAGATCAGATACGCGCATCTCGGTACGGTGCGCTACAACGTAAAAATCATCAATTGACTTGGCGTTGCGATCCACCATAAATTCCTCTGGCGGAACAGATTTTACTTGTAGCATCCCTTTGTCAGTTTTTCGACTAATCGTGACGCTATGTTCAGGAGTTTCGACTTCCATGCCCATTTGATCAATGGAGATAGACATTTCTTGGCTATGTTCAATAACATCGACATTATCCTCATTAACTATGGCTGAAAACTCTTCATCAGTTAAGTTTGTAAAACTGTAAGTTTCAGCCTCTGTGTATTTGTCCCAGTAAACCTTTAGGACGCCAGACTTCTTAACCATTGCGTCGTGGAACGCATCGTTCAGTAAGTTGTAACCATGAAGCTCGTTAAATGCCCAGTGCATATACTGCGTCGCCTGTTGCGCAACGGCTACATCATCTTGGTTCGATGGAATATATTCGACCGCTCGATCAGTTGATAAAAACACGCGCAACAAACTTGGCTTAATTGATCGTATTGTGTCTCGCACTTTTGTTGCGACTACTTTAGATCGACCATCCTCTTCGCCGATATCTACTTCGCCATCAAAGTATCTTTGCGCTTTAATCCTGTCGTCAGCAATCTCGCTCTCGATAAAGTCAACAGCGTCTTGTACGGCCTGCTGCACGATGCTTTCAACTCTATCCTCGTCCATTTTTTCTGGCTTCATTTACTTTTCCTTATGGAGTAATTGGCAAAATTTGCCCAGCATCTTGTACTGCTCTTTCGGCAGATGGCCCTAAATACACAGATAAAGCGTTAAGCGCTTTTCTTTTTGCTTCTTCAGACATTTTTGGATCATTCATTATTTTTTTCATCATATTGCTTATATCTCTTTTTTGAGCGTTTCTAGCAATTAATTGGGCGCCAGATCCAATTGCTAAAGCAGATCCACCAGCACCAGCCGCTAACAAAGGATCAATGTATCCAGTATAAGCCGCCGTTCCAGCAATACCAACGCTTGGTACGCCAACAATATTTCTAATACGACCAATCCACATAGAAAAATCTTCAAGACGACTTGTTTTTGCAGCATCTCTAATTGCACTTATTTCTTCTTTGCTAAAACTACTTGCCTTGCCTTTTCTAAGTTGTGCAGATGCAAATTGACTTAATTTATTTTGTAATTGTTTATATTCATTAGCACTTATTTTATTAATATTAATATTAGCCAAATCTAAAGCAGTAGATAATTCTTCTGCGTTTGATGCGCTTCTGTAAAGACTATTTGCTGTTTTAAAATCAGTTCCTAAATATTTACCAAATTTTTCTTCATATTTAGTCATCATGTTTCTAATTATTTCAGCTTCGGTTCCAGAAGCACTGCCAGATTGAGCAGCTTTTTTTGCCTGTCTTTGAGCATCATTAAGCAATCTCCAATCTGCCATTATGTCTGCGCCAGACAAATTCTTTTGATAAAATCTTTCTCCAATTTTTTCCCATGCTCCTTTAGCTATTGAGTATTTATCGTCAATATCTGTAGATTGCATTCCGGTTTCTTTATTGGTTTTAGTCCTTAACCATCCTTTTTGTTTAAAAGTAGGCGATAATTCTTTTATAAACTCATCTGCATTTTGTGAAGGCGCGAATATTGTTTTATTATTTTCAATAGATGTATAAATTTCCCCAGCGGTATCCTTCATTTTGTTTGCTTGTAAATTTCCTTGATCTATTATTTCTTGCAACTTTGGGGAAGGCTTAAAAATGTTTTTAAGAATTTTAGTTGCGCCAATAGGAGTAAACGCCCCAGTCATACCAGCCAATGTTCTTTGCCACTGAGTGGCTTGACCGTCTGTAGCCTCAACCAGCCCTTGCTCTGCTATTCCAGCAGTTGTAGCTGCCGTTGCCTCTCCAGCTAAATTCCTAGTTATGTTTTGAGTTCTTCCTGCAAGAGCTGCTGCTGGAGCTGCGGAGCCTCCAACATACTCTCCAACTTTTCTAGCAAATCTTTCTCCTTGCGTTCTCGGAGCAGTTCCTGAAAGTCTTGGCATATCTCGCAAATCTTGAGGAGATTCTAAAGCATTTAAAATAGATTCTGATCCTCCAATCGACTTTTCTATTGGCATTTTTAACGTAAACGGAGTTCCCGGAATGGTATATTGCGAACCAGTTCCGCCACCAAGCTCATATATTTTATTTACTAAGCCGGTAACAGCATCAACCGGCAATCCAATTACATTAGATGCGCCAACATTTGCACCGCCAACAAACTGAGTGCCTAATCCGCCGCCATTTCCAGACATATATGCTTCTTCAGCAGCTTCTTGGCTTGGAGCAGAAATTGTAGTTGGAATGTTTGTTCTTCTACCAGACACCTCAAATTCTTGTGCTGGGCCTTGTGATTTTTGTAGTTTGTATTTTGTTATTGCTTCGTCTTTATTTTCTGCTTCAATCTCAAATAATTCGCCGGTTCTAGGATTTTCAATAGTAAATACAGGCATTATTGATCTTTCTTTTCTGTAATGGTAAGAGTATCTCCGCCAAACTGAAATTCATTTTCTTCAATTTCTTTTAATTCTGATTTACTAAAATCTCTAATAAGATCTCTTCTTAGTACATCTAATTCTGCCATTAATTTTCCTAAATTTTCTGACTTGTATCCTTTTAAAGTTCCATTTGTTTGAAAGTATTGAAGTTGCTTCATTTTTTCTTCTGAAAAAGACATAGCTTTTTCTAACAACCTACGAGTATTTTTTATATTTACCTCTGTTGATTGCCTTAAATCCCAAGCCCTTCTCAACAGGTTCTCTCCCTCTCTTTCTGTAAATTGAGCGCCAAGCGTTTCTCTTAATGTTTGTTGAACAATCCCAGCAACTTCATTTCGTGCTTGTAAAGATTTAGGATCAGAAATTGCTAAAGCCCAATCTGGCAACAAACCTTTTTTCACTCCGGTTTGAATTTTTCCAGACTCTAACGCATCAAGAACTCCTTTTAATACATTAATTTGTTGTATTGATCCACCAAGACCTCTAAGATCTGCCGTATATGTCTTAGCAAACTCAGAATCAATTGCTAGACCAGCTTTATCGCCAAAATCAATATTCATACCGTCAGATGGATATAACTTTCCAGACTTAGTATCAATTTGAGCAAAATCATCTGCTTTTAAACCATATTCAGCTTTTTCTTGAATTGTTGCTGGCCTAAACGTTGGCGCTTTGCTTAATTCAGTGTAAGTAGAAAATGCTTCTTTCCCAGTAATTTCTCCAGCTTCTAATGCATCTGCTATATCTGTATATCCAGCTTTTCTATATCTATCTGCTGCGGCTTTAGATAATTTTAACTGCCTATCTTGCTCAATAGATTTTCCTAAAAATTGCGCCAGTTGTTGATCTGGATTCATTCGTAAAGTATTAAATCCAAGAGCAAGCGCTCGTGCTAATCTTTTGTAATCAACATTTGCTGCTGGATTAATTATCTCTTTTAAATCTTGCTCAATTTCTGCTTCAGGATATTCTAGTTTTGCTAACTGTGAAGCATCGCCTCGCATCCCAAGCGCACCATCTTGCTTAAATCCAAGTTGATTGGCGTCACCAAAAGAAGTGTCTACGCTAGGCGCTATCGGAGTAGTTGTTGCAGTTTGCTCAGGAACAACTGTTGCAGGGCCACTACTTAAAATTTGCGGCCTTAAACTAGGATCTACGCCGACTCCTGCTGGCATTCGACTTACAGCAGTTTTTGGAAGATATTTTGTATAATCCATATTTGGATCATATACTTCCATAATGTCTCTATTTTGAGAGCTGAACGGGCCTACTGCACCTATATTTTGTCTTTGAGGAAAATTGTTAATGCTTGTAGGCGCATTAGGCAATGTGTTACTTGCATTAATTGGCGTTGCCCCAACTTGAGTAGGGATCATTTGATTAGCTGACTGTGGCGAAGTTTTTGGCTCAGTAAATCCTCTTTTTTCAGCAATTTTCCCAGCAACTCCGCTCATAGCGGCTAATACGTCGCCAAATATTCCTTGATTAGTTTTATTTTCAAGAAATGGTGCCGGCATTGTTGTTACTTGATTAGAACTCATAGGGACATTTGGCTCGACTCCCCTGTCTTGTTGCGCCGCCTCGGATTGCGCACGAGCGTATTCATCAATACCAAAATCAATTTGTGGCATATTCCTAGATAATAATCCGCCAGATCTAATATTTGGATTTACAAGTTGTCCTCCAGATGCGCCCATAAATTCTTGCTCGGCTCTAGCCCTTCTTTCCCTACCTCCGCGAATTACTCTATCTTGAAACTCAATAGGCAATCTTTCAAAATTTTCTTCTATTGAAGGCAAAGTCCTATATATAGATTGATCCATAAGCATTCTTTCGCCTTCGTCAACATAA